TTCGACAGCTCGTGCCGCTGAATCTGCTAACGCTAGTGCAATCACCGCCGAAGCAACGACTGCTCGTGCCGCTGAAGCTGCTAATGCCGCCGCTATCTCCAGCAACGACACCGACATCAGCAATCTCGAAACCCAAGCTGGCTCGCTCGCCGCTGACGGTAACTCCGCTTCCTTCTCGGGAGACGTTTCCGCTGCTAACGCAACCATCTCCGGTAACTTGACCGTTAACGGAACGACCACGACCGTTGACACGACCAACCTTGAAATCAAGGACAGTCTCATGAACGTCTCGAAAGGCGCTTCCGGAAGTGCTACTGCTTCTAACGACGGTGGTTTCATCGTTGAGCGTGGATCGAGCCAAAGCAACGCCGGTTTCGTATGGGACGAAGGAGCTGACTCCTTCCGTGCCGTTTTGACCAGCGCTACTGCTGCTACTTCGGACATCGACGGTACTGACAGCGCCATGTCTTACGCTCCAATGCAAGTTGGATCCCTTAAGATCGGTTCTGACAGCCTCGGATCCACTTCCGACTTCAGCACAGCTCTTAACGCCTAACCCAGGCCGAAAGACCCTAGTTTAACGAGGGGCTAGGGATTCGTTCCCTAGCCCCTTTCTTTTTATGAAATACATTGCTCTACTTCTTATGCTTACGGCACTCACAGGCTGTTCTTTTAAACAGTTCTACCCGACAATCGGGGCTACTGTGGGCGGGGCAACAGGGGCAGCTTTAGGCGGCCCGGGTGGCGCGGCAGTCGGTGCGGCTGGCGGTGGGCTGACGGGCGAAATACTGCGAGGCAACGAAGAGTTGACCGAAGCAAAAGACACAATCGAAGCTATATCTAAAGGCGATGTAGAGACTCTGCTTAAACAACAAGCCGAAAAAAACGGTGGGTTATTTGCTCAATTCACCGCAACAATAAAAAATATCCTAATAGTTGCGGGGGTATGCTTAGCCGCATATCTAGCGATCCCAATATTTGTCGCCCGGCAATGCTCAAAGAGTGAAGTCATAAAGAGTCTAACACGCGCACCTTTCCCCGCTCGCACGGTAGGGACCAACAACCCGGGAAATAACGAACCACCAAAACCATCATGAAAAACCTAAAACTTTTAACTTCAAAACAGAAAATAGCCGCCGCCCTAATCGTACTCGTCCTAATTATCGTAGTATTTGAGGTATGCAAATGAATGACCACACAAACGCTTTTCTAGCTCTTACCGGAACCGGAGGCACCTTCGTACTTACCGACATAAACCCATACCTGGCATTCGCCTGCGGAATTTTGACACTAGTCCACCTCAGCCTCTCTTTGGCTAAGCTGTGGAGAGATCGTAAAAAATGATTACCGACGTCTACTACGTCAATCTACTCTATCGTCCTGACAGGAAAGAAAATATGGAGCTCACGCTCCCGGTTCTCGGCTTCCCTATTACGCGATTCGATGCAATACGACCTACCCGAGAAGACATTCTTACGGGTAAGTATAAGGAATACTACGCAAGGAGTATCGCACGAATACGGAAGTATTTACACGACGAGCAAACCCTCGGCAGGGCTTTTGGGGTATTTGGGGTATACTTATCTCAGCTGGAGATTCACAAATCCCGCATTGGTAAAGAGGGAGATTATATAATCGTAGAAGACGATGCCGTTGTTACCCCCGAAACAAAAGCACGCATAGATTACATATTTCAAAACAACTGCCTCCCGGAAGAGTGGGATATGCTCAGGAATATTTGGTCGGACGAGGTAGATCAGTCTATGGATATTCATAAATTCCTACACTGCCATCAGGAATCGAAGTTCGCAGACAGGTTCAGTCACGGTCGGTACGGAGGCGCACACTTTAGCATATGTAAAGGATCAAGCGCGCAGAAGATGGTAGACTATTTAAACTCCGACTATTTCTACGCAATAGACTCCGCCTATTCAACCAATCAACTTAACGTCTACCACGCAAACCTGGGGGTCAGTATCGGGGATTACGGCACGGATATCCCAAAAGACGAGCATGAACCCCCGCACGATCCGAACGGCCCTATCTGCTACGTCCCATGATTAACGAAGAACATCTCTTTATCTACATTCACCCTCCTAAGACGGGGGGCACTAGCTTGGAAAAGCTGTTTATAGATGACGCCGACACGACAGATGTACCCCACAAGCACAAATACGCCGCCTTCTACAACACTCCCCAATACGAGAATTACTACAAGTTTGGGACGGTTCGAAACCCGTGGGATCGGATGGTTAGCTACTATCATTGGAGGCTAAAAAAAGGCCTTCCAATGTTCGGCGTGGAAAACTTTGAAGGGTGGGTGGAGTTCTGTGTCAATCCCGCTGCCCACAGGCAATACTACGAGACTCTCCACCACTTCGCTACGGCCATTGACCAACAAGCCCACATGTTGGAGGGGGTTCATAACATCATAAAGATGGAAAACTTTCAGGATGACTTCGATAAAGTCTGCGACGATATAGGCATCCCTCGGAAAACTCTTCCGCACGTAAACACCTCGAAAAGAGATAATTACCAAACCTACTACACTCCGTACACGCGGGGCTTAATTGCTAAACATTATGAAAAAGACGTCAAAAGGTACTCGTACTCCTTTTAAAACCTGCAAGCGTTGCAAGAAGACCAAGGACTGCATAGACAAAGGTCATTGCGTAAAGGCCAAAGGTCGAAGAGGGTCATATGGCTACTGAAGAAGAAAGACAGCTTGCGCGGGCCCTTCTACGCAAGCAAAGACAGGTGGAAGGCTTGTTAGTGGTAATAGACACCGCTCAAGCTGCGCTACGCAGAGCAGAGTCTACCATAAAAGACGAAGACGACCTGAAATATGTGATTAACCCAAGTGCCAAGTGGGTTATGTCCTACTCCCTCGACTGATATTTTTATTTCACAACCGGTTACAAAAACTTTTCTAATGCGGTAATGTCGGCTCATGGAAAGTCAAGCCGCGGAGGTTGAATCCCCGCAAACCGAACCCGTAGAAGAGCCTAACGTCGCCGAAGCCTCAACCGAGGAACTTCGAGAAGCATTAGGTTTAACCGAGCCGACTTCGAAAGAAGCTGAGCCCGAGCCGGAGGTCGCACCCTCCGAAGAAGCTCCCGCAGCTCCTGAGCAGGTGGAAACACCGCAAGAAGCTGAAAGCGAGGCCGACCGATTGGCCAAGCGTAGGATTAGGCCTAGATCCGAACTAGACCAGCAAGTGATCGATTTGTATCGTTCCAATGGTTTTAGCGGTACCTTTGCCGACGCCACACGTGTAATCTTCGGTCAGCAAGCCCCGGAAGCACAACCATTACCGCCGCAGGAAGCCGAGGCTCCACAGCCCGATCCCTATGACGAGCAGGTAAGCGCAATCCAAGCGGAAATCTCTGAAATCGAGGAGAAAGTTCAAAAAGCCGCCGACGACCTTGAAACATCCGAAGCGTTGACTCTTCAGCGCCAAGCAATGCGAAAGGAACTCGAGCTTCAGCAACTAACCTCCCGAAGAGAAAGAGAGCAAGAATCCGCACAGGAGCGAGCTTACCACGCCCATCAGGAGAAGGCGGTAGGCAGTCGAGATCGCGTGTATCAGAGATTCCCGATGCTTCAAGACAAGAGCTCTCTTGAACGGAAGCAGTTTGACGAGTATGTCCGGACCTCTTCACAAAATCCCGACTACCAAGCCGTGTTCGAGTCACCATTGTGGCCCGAGATCATGGCCAGCGAGTTCGCTATTCAGATGCAAGCTCAGGCAGCGGCACAGCAGCAACCTGCGGAAACTCCGCAACAAGTTGCTCCTACGCCACCACCTCAGCAAGCTCCTGCAATGGGAACCCAGGCCAAGGTTTTGACCACCGGGACTACGGCACAACCTGCTAGCACCCCTATGACACAGGACGGTGTGGCGCAGGCACTTCCACAGCTTTCCTCCGATGATTTGTATAAATTACTCGGTGCTCCGGGAGGAGCCACGCCAAATCGATAATGTGTTATTGGGGATTTCAACAATCCTATATCTATATAACTCATACTTACAATGGCTGAAAAACAATTCCCATCTGCTCCTGGTCCTTTAGATCCCAGTACCGCAGGTGCTCAAAATGTTGATCTAATTCGTCCTCGCATCTCCTCGTACGCCGACCTCCTTAACGGAGACGGATCGAGCGAATTGCGTTCTAAAGTCTGGTCCGAACTCGTAACGAGAGACGCCCGGGAAAAAAACGTATTCGCAAAGTTCATCGGCGGAGAAGGAAGTGACAAACCCATAACCGAGAAGCGCGACCTCAAGGCCGGCGGTTCCGATCGGGTTATCTTCACGACCGTTGCTCCTATCCGTGGGCAAGGCGTTCGTGGGGAAGAAGTCCTCAAGAACAGCACCGACAACCTCGACTTCAACACCTTCGCGGTAGAGATCGATCTCGTTCGTCACGCTGTCTCCTGGACCCAAGTCCTTAAGCTGATGCGCTTCACTGGCAAGACCATCGACCAGCTTTCTGCTGAGGTCATGACCGAATGGATGGCCCGCACCGAGCAGGACCACCTCCAGTTCGTTCTTCGTCAAACTTGCTTGAACCCCGCTAACGGTCGTAACCTTATCAAGGAATACGGAACCGGTTCCGGTGGTGCTATCAAGTACTCCGAAGGTCTGTCAACCGACATCATTCAAGAAGCTAAGCAAGCTCTTATTGCTCTTGGCGGCGAGCCCATGAACACGGGTGGAGATCTCAATCAGGAAATCCCTGGTTACTTGTTCTTCGCTCCTGACGCATGTCTCCGTCCTTTGCGTTCCGACCCCGATTACCTCGAGGCCATCACGCAAGCCGACGTTCGCTCCGACAGCAACAAGCTCTACACCGGTAGTTACGCTAAGTGGGACAACAACATCATCGCTAACCACAACGTCATTCTCGACTCCGCTCGTGGACGCCAAGGTTCTCCGTTGTTGCCTACATTCACCAACTTCAGCACAATAGACGCTGCCGCCTTCATCGGAGACGCTACTGACGACGGTGACTACATGGCTAACTTCCTCGGTTCAACTGTCCGGGTTCCCGGCGGTGGAGGAGTAGACGCTGCTGCTGAAACCGGCACGTTCTTCATCCTCGGAATCGATCCGAATGGCGAGTTCCGCTTGTACAGCTACACAGAGTCGTCCTTCTCGAACTCGATGCACCAAATCACAAGCCCAACCCACGTAGACCTCTCCGGTGCTTTCACCGCAGGTACGCAAAAAAGCAACGATACCTTCGCAGCCGGTTCTGTATTCGTACAGGCCAACGCGATCGGTACACCTCTTGGATACGCGTTGTCCATGGGTCGCAATGCGCTCTACTACGCTAAGGGCAGTGTGTTCGGCGAGCAAATCTTCCACTACGACGATTTCGCCAACTCCGGAAATGAAGCTCACTTGAGCGCTGTTGGTATCCAATCCGTTTACGGAATGGCTACTCGCAACGACACTCGTGGCCGCATCCCCGGTCTTCAGATGGTAGAAGTTGTACGTCAAGTACCTGGATTTACGTTTGCTAACTAAATTCCCATCCACCACACCAGTGCTTCGGCACTGATCCGCTAGGCCCCTCCCTTGGCATCAGGGGAGGGGTCTTAGCTTTTTTAAATACCATGAAAATAATCATACTAGGAAAAAGAGACCAAATGGGGACCACCCCAAATATTCGTGTAAAAGGCGTATCCCGTATGGCATACAACTTTCTTTGGGATCCGGAAATTAGGCACTACGCCTACCTCCCGCAGTCCCAAAAAGAATGTGATGACATCTTCCGTACTCAAGGTAAGATGTACAAACACCTCTACTTTTCCGTATGGTTAGAAGAGGTCGCTGCTGAAGAGGTCGATATTCCTGAGGAGGAAGAAGCGCCAGCCCCTAAAAAAAGGCGGTCATCTAAGAGTAAAAAAGAAGTAGCTGAGGTTGTCTGACGCAACCGGTAGGCCTTTGGCCCTTACTAGGTTAGCTTAAGGGTATGGCCGCTGACTACTTAGATATCAAGAATCAGCTCTCGACAATGCTCGGAGCTGACGGAGTTGCAGACCTTCCACCTGTAGACCAAGCTCGCATAGGCATATACGTCAACCAAGCCTATCGAGAATGCTACACTCCGATCGACGGAAGACGCCCGCAATGGGCGACAAAACAGTTTACACTTACCTTCGCAAAGGGAGTCCAATCCAGACCGCTGGGGCCCGAAGTAATAGATGTAGACAAAATTCCGGAATTAGTCGGAGTGGGCCCTTTGAGCCCTATGGCTGGTCCGGAAGACGAGTTAAGGCAGAGAGCCCACCACTCGGCAGATTTTAAAGCGCCTGGATATAAGGGTTTAGGGTTCCCAACTTTCCATATGGAAGACAAGGAAAATGGAACTCCTTTGTGGTATTATGTAGATACCTCAGACAGCGGAACCGATACAGCTGTCGATCCTAGGCTATTCGTATACCCCATTCCAGATAAGGAATATACAGTTAATATTCGCGCGAACATCATACCGTCGGAGTTATCTGCGGACACGGACGAGCCTCGACTACCGGGCGAAGTTGTCTGGGACATCCTTTTCCCTATTGCGCAGGAAAAACTTTTATCCGACCCGAGATACAATGGCCAAAACAAAGAACTTCTGGTTCGGGCTGCCGAGTCTGCCAGGAGAAGGTTATCTACCCTTGCCTCCGCGCAAAAGCAAAGGGGTTCTCTTAGGATGGTCAAACGAGGAGGCTGGTAATCTATGAGCAAGTTAAGGATAACGGGTCGACCCAAAATCGAGCGGGATCCGAACGGGCTTCGGAAGATTACTCGAACTTACGTAGGCCAGGGGGACGCATCCGATAAGAGCACGATCGAAGCGGAAGTCTTCTTACCCTTCGGTACTCCTGACGTAGAATACGACGCTACTACGCAGCAGGATTTAAAGGATTTAGGAACTCAAACAACCGGTGCGTACCTAGTCGCACAACAAGTTGAGCCCGGGCAAACGGTTAACGAGTTTAAACTCACCCGGGTATACCAAGAGCTAGATGCAAGTAGCGACCCCGTGCAAATTGGAGGGGACGTAATTGCCGTAAGCGGGGAAGATCGGGTAAGTGTCAAAAGGACTTTTATCGTAAAAAACCCCTATGTCGCCCATTACGCAAGTGGTAGAGTGGGCGTAGATTCTATTACAGTTGACGACGGAACGGCTAATGGTGCGGAGTGTATCCTGGGTCAGGTGCAGTCCAAAGCTACCGAAGTGTATACCGAATTTATCGAAGTGTACTATGAAGACGGTGTACTCTCTGCAAAAGTCGACTACCGCTACGGACAGAACCCTAATCACAAGTTAGAGGTTCGCACTCTGCGCGGGGTTGCTAAGCCTGCACTCCCTCCCAGTAGCGAAGGTCCGGGCACAGGGCCTTGGTTTGAGATCGAGAGCAGTGAAGGCCCCGGTAATTCTGACTACGGGCAAATAGGCAAAACGATATACACCGTTAAGTATGCCAAAGGATACGGGAAAATTTCCGAGAAGAGCGAAGTTAAAGGCAAGCCACCTAACACCGTCGAAGTAAAAACCGTCCAATTCTTGACTGGGGAAAACGGAACAGTTCCCACAAGCGCAATCCCCAACTTCACACGCGAAACCTTTAGAAGTATCGAGGAGAAGGACGGGTACGAACTACACACTATCCGAGGAGTTGATGTTTCTAACGCTACGGGCATAGTAGATGCGCAAGTCGCCTACAAGCACGGGCATGAAGGTAGCCATAAACTGGAAATTATCCAGTCGATTTCGTATGGGCAAGCGGCCACTATTCAAAACGTTATCGATTTTGTATACCCCAGTGGAGATCCTTATACCTCACTTGGTAACTTTGTCATAATTTCGGAGTCAGAAGACACAAAAGGTGAGTTTGATGTCTTCAAAAACACCCTCGTTCGCGGGAATGGTTTGATCTCCGATAAAAGTGAAGTCAAAGGCAAGCCTCCCAATACGGTCGAAGTCAAAACCATACAGTATTTAACTGCGGAGGGTGGCGCAGTTCCTACAAGTGCGATTCCGAACTTTACGAGACAGACCTTTGCGGGCGTGGATAAAAAGGATGGTTATGACCTACACACCATTCGGGGGGTTGATGTTTCCAATGCTACCGGAGTGGTCGATGCTCAAGTGTCCTACAAGCATGGTGATGAGGGTAGCCATAAACTTGAACTCATCCAATCCGTGTCATACGGGCAGGCGTCCTCTATACAAAACGTTGTAGATTTCGTCTACCCCTCAGGAGACCCGTATACCGCCTTAGGTAGTTTCGTAATAATCGCAGAAGCCGAAGACACTAAAGGCGAGTTTGATATTTTCAGGGTCACGATTGTGCGGGGTACCGGTCTGATCGGAGAATCTACCAAAAAGGTCGGCCTTACCGAAGTTAGTGAGCAGGTTCACATAAAACCAAACGGGACCACTTTAGGCACTGCACTAGGGGCAAATGAACTGTCCAGAAAAGTAGACCAAAAGGACGGTTACGAAATTGTTTCTGTAACCGTAACCACCCACTTGAGTGGTGTCGTTGACGAAAAAATAGATGAGAAGCACAACGGAGCACTAACGATACTTACCCGCACCCAACTAGGATCAACTTGGGACGCCGCCAATACTCCGGCAGGGATGGTCCTTATATCCGAGCGCAATCACAGTTATCAGATCTACCCCGCAATTACTAAGGTATTTGCATCGGGTGCTGGTCAGATTTTGGTGGCCTCCAAAGAATCAGCTTTATTCACGACCCAAACCTATGTTCAGTTGGGCGGTTCCGCACCAGCCAACGCTGTCGACGTATCTACCTCGGAAGAGAGCGGATACACTAAGGTTACGTACTCGTTAAAAGTTCCAAACAGCCCGACCACCGAGGATGAGAGCAAAAGAATTAGTAGCGGTTTAATTATCGAGACCACTAGTTCGTTGGACAACAACGATTGGTCAACGGGGGAAATCGGAGGGTCAAAAAGGTACATCGACTCCGACCATTTTATTGGCGAAGAGATCAACGTTGAACCCGACGCTACTTTCGGAGAAGCCTCCTATATGCCGGGTGCCGCCTACGTTAAGAAGATAACCACCACAACGGTAGAAGAAGGCCAAGGTACCGCCGATCCTGGAGCGGGGCTGTACGCTTCGTACGACCACCTTGCCCCTGGGATATACAAGAAAACAACAGTATCCTACCAGCCCGACTTCACGGGCAACTCTGTAGAGATTGCCAGATCCACGGTGGAAAAAGCTGGATATACATTAACCAAGGTGCAGAGCCTCGGCGCCCCCATCTACGGTCCTGGGTTCACTGTTTCTGAAGATGAATCCATCGATCAATACGGAATCCAAAGATACACCACGGTTACAGCTGCGGTAGCTCCACTATCATACAACCTTGAAGGCTCAACTAGCTTTGGCGTGCCTACGGTATATGGAGTAGGGGACAACGGTATTACTGTAAAAAGAGGGTACACTCGCGAGGTTGCTGTGAACATAGGTATAAGCTACTCAACAACCAACAGTGCGGGCAGTTCTACCTACACGCCCCCGAGTTGCGAGGTCAGTCTGCATGTAAGTTTTGTAGACGACGCAACTCCTGTTCATCAGGAGGGGGGAGGGCCAAATTCCATATACGAGTACTACTCGGGAGCTAGCTTCGCGAATCAGATGACCTCGTTCCAGGGTAAAGCTGTTGACTACGCCCAGGTCAGTACAAGCGGAAATAATTCAATGCCCCAAGTCGGTGCCGTACTTGGGTTCACCTCGGCACCCATATTGGAGTGTAAGAACGGCACGATATATAAAAACACCCTTACGCAACTAGCGCAGTCCGTTTAATGAGTTACGAACCCTCTCAATTCGCGCCCGTCCCCAAGCCCACACCTACGGGAGGTCCTACATGGTCGAGCATATCCGCACCCGAAGATGTCAACAATGCGGGCCTGGACGTTATGAAGAACCAAAACGATCGTCGACCTAATGTTCATTGGCTAGATTCCGACGCTTGGTACGCGGGACTAGAGTGGGGTGTAGATCCAATCTCCGCATTTGTCGCTCGTCTCCAGCCATGGATAAACGACCCGAATACTGCCGAACTGGAAGACGGTGATATTATTATAGGTAAAGACGATAACGGCCTTGAGGTCGTTATTCACGCGAACCGTTTGGCGGACAACCCTGCTAAGAATGAACAACAGGAGGCTCCTAAATGAGTACCCCCAGCTACAAAGCCGAAAAGTATACGGCACCAACGGGCGGCAAGCGAGCAGTCGATAAAACCTTTGACTTCTGGTCATCCACTACGATGCCCAACGTTTCCATATCGGGCGGAGGGTGTGCATACTGTTCAGTATATCAACCGGTATCTATATCTGGGTGGACCGCTGGCGATCCTGTAAGCCTGGGATCAAGCATCTACAACGAGTCAAACTGTATATCCATAATGTCGGTTGAGAATGTCTCAATAAACGACGGGCGTCCATCCAGTGCGTTGGAAATGATCGCTAAACTCCGTGCATTCTCAATTAACAGCTGTGGTGAGATTGAAAAGATTGGCCCACAGGAAGAGAAGTATTGGGATCTCGATTGCGCACCCTGCTCCCTTGGGTATGACGACTTTTACAACAGTACTCAGCAAGTAAGCCTCGGCGATGCTAGGTGTGTAAGATTCCATCCAGTGGTTGATGTGTCGTTAGGTATGGATTATGACTGCCCATCAACACTTAAGGTTTTCTACAAAACCCGAGCCGTCGAGCTAAATGCTTGCGGGGAGATAGACAGCATTTCTCCAGTTTCCATATATGAGAGATCGATCGACCTTGAAGACAAGTCTTTCCACTCAGGTAGCGTGACTATTGTCACCGACACTAAGACCGAGCTTGATGATGATGGAGGAGTGTCTAGTAGCTTGAGCTGTTCGACCGACGAGCACTACGGAAATAACGGGGGTTCTCACTCGCACGACTTCACCTTAGATGTAACCACCACAACCTACACACAAACAAGCTACCAAAAAACCAGAACTTATGTTTTTGAGTGTGGCCGTTTGCTCTCGGTCTCGGCCGAATCCGGTTGGTCATCTACCAACACCGAAACCTGGACCACTCAAAGCATCGGCTGTAGCGGAGGGGGCGGAGGTAATCCACCACCCGAGCAATGCGATTGCGATCCGGGCGTACAAACCATCTACCTCGATCTCATTGAGCCGGATGGTATGGATCCCGTAAATGGAATGCCGATCTATACACAAATCGAACTTAACTGGCAGGGGCATCCAAACTGCACATATGTATCGGCTGACGGTACAGTAACTATAACATTTGATCCAAACGCTAACGGAATGATTGGTGCGTGGATTCTCAGCCTCACACCGAGCCAGAGCGCAGGGCTTTGGAGCGAAGATATTGAATGCGGTTTCTTGATCGGGAGCACCTTCTACGACAGCGACGACCCTAACGGAATTACTGAGGCCGCTATCTCATCATGAGCAAAGAACAATCAAAAGGGCTAGGCGATACTGTTGCCAAGATAACAAAAGCTGTGGGGATCAAGCCCTGCGGTAAATGTAAAAAGCGACAAGCACGACTTAACAAAATGTTCCCATACGAACCGAAACCACAGAAATGAGACACTTTAGAATATATTCATTCTCCGGAATCGAAGCACACCGTGACGATGCTGATCGAGGTAGCTTAAGAATTGCCGAAGGTTGCGTACCAGCAGGTGCGGGCGGTCTGCGGTCTGCTCCCGTATTTACGGAAGTCGGAATCGTAGGTAACGTATCTCCCGACACTGACAACCACCTGACGGGCAATGATGACGCAGAGAACAATACCCTTATTTTCTCAAGTAGAAATGGGGAGGTTCACGATGCTCGTCTATTCAAGCAAGCAAACACGGAGCTCGGCCCGTTTGGTACATCTTATGATGTTTCGGTACCTGTTGCGGGTGGTCAATTATACCCCGACCGACCGGCTAGTATGTCTGCGATCGGTAATAATGAAGTTTGCTGGGGTGACGGATCCGCGGAAGCAATCACTGTGGGGATATCTCCTCGCACAGTTGCTCCCAATGAGATCCTTTACCACCTCGAGTACGCTCGTTTCCCTAAGTGCCGGTTTTTCGTAATTGGTCCTCGCAAAACGATTTATGCGGCGGGTAATCCCGATGAACCGCTCACAGTCTACATCTCAGAGCCTGCGGATATGCAAGCAACGCATCGGGATTCGATGTACACGGACGAACAGCTTAGTCAAGTAAAGATCTTAATGACCGACGGCCATGCAATTACCGCACTTTCCGGAGGCCGAGATCATGTGGTCGTTCATACCGACGGTGGGGCGCACTTACTGAAAGCACCTGCACCTGGCCAAGCGAGTACAGGCTACCGAGTTGAACAAGCCCCCTTGTCCGCCGCTTCCGCAGCAGTCAACCACAACGTTGTTGCAGGTGAAAATGGGACATATCCTTTTTGGCTCGGCTTCGATGGTCAAATTTACAAAGACGAATCGGGTACTCGGGGGCCGGACAACAAAGATTCGTACGCCGATCCCGATCAGGTAAGCTGGATGGCCAAAGGTCGCTGGGATAAAGAACTTCCGATCGACCTAAGTAAGTGCTTTGCAACCTACAACCCTGAACTTGGGATTTACTGGGTTTTCGCAGAGAACACAGACTATGCGAATTGGGTAAATGCCGGATCGCCCGCAGATTGGGCAACTCCTCCGAAATACAAAAGCTTCATATACTCCGAGCTGGCTAAGTCCTTATCGGGTCCAATGGTAAACAACGCACTGACCACGATTACCAGTGTAGATAACTCGTCCGAAGTGATCGCCGTGGATCAAGATAATAAAATTCTCTCAGCAAATCTAGATCACTTCAGGGACAAGGACTTTCCTGCGGTATCGGATCCGTGGCCTGATACAACGGTCAATCCGGGCGGTCGCTATGTAGCGGCCGATGCCGATGGAGCTTTC